AATACTATCAAAATTAGCATCTATTGGATGTCCAATGTATGAGATTGCAATGATACTTGGAATCTCACAAAGAACACTCAAAAGGAATTTTGCCAATTTTATCGAGCAACACAGAGAACGAGGTAAAGCTAGTTTGCGTAAAAAGATGTGGGACAAAGCATTGAAAAAAGACAATACAAATATGCAGATATTTTTAAGTAAGAACGTACTAGGCTATAAGGATAAAGTAGAAACTCAAACGATTACAGAGCCATTGCCATTGATTATTGAAGCTGAGGTGGATGATGGCAAAGAAGAGTAATTACGGAGTCAAAGTAATTTATGAGCCTAAACACAAAGGCACTTCTCTTGGGAGACATCCTATTACTAGCACTATGAATCGCAACAAACGCAGAAATTTTAAAAAATATCGAGGGCAAGGTAAATGAAACGTAGTAATTTTTATCCAAATGGTGAGTTCATACCTTATAAAATGCCTCAAGATTTCAGACCATCACAAGGCAAGTATAGCTGTGGGTCATGTGCAACATATTCAAGGAAACATGGGTTTTGCTTAGTTTTTAAAAGCAGAGGTGTAAAAGACACTTATGTTTGTAATAAATGGCGACCTAGAACTTTAAGATGAAACCTATAATTATTACTCTGTTGTATCTCACTACATTTGGAGAAATAAAATTAGATACATTTGAAATACATGAGTCTTGCTCTAGTTGGTTTCATCATAACGTGAGAGTTCACGAACAAAAGAAAAGATATTTATTTTCAAATCACGTTTACCATACATACAAAGGCAAACAGGTTATAGGTTATATTTGTGGTGGCGAAGAACCTCAATAAATGCTAAATACCAAGAATGGCAAAATTCAAAGGAAGAAGCGTAAAACTAAACAAACCATTTCGGACACCCTCAGCATCTAAAAAGTTTGGTGTCTATGTCAGAAACAAAAAAACAAACAGAATACAAATAGTTAGATTTGGTGCAAAAGGTATGAGTATTGGTCGAAACGACCCTAAAAGACAAAGAAGTTTCTTTGCAAGATTTAGACCAATTTTGGCAGATGTAAGAAGAAGCGGTAAACAAGTCACTCTTGCACCATCATATTGGGCGATTCAATCTTGGAAAAAAGGATTTAGAATATGAAAGTAAGCGAAAACACTTCAGTTGCTATGCCAATAAAAAATATGATTGGCATTATCATTGGTGTAGCTATGGGTATATTTGCCTATACAGAAATCACAGCTAGACTTACATCATTAGAAACATCAAGAGAATTGATGAACGCAGATTTATTAAAAGCATCAGAGCAGACAACAGTTGACAAGGAACAATTTATCTTGCTTGAAGAATTATTTAAACAAACTGGAAAGCACCAAGAATTATTAGATAAAAACATACATAACCAAGTTATGTTGCAACATATTGAAAAAATGTTAGACAAAGCATTAAGTGATATAGAAAAATTAAAAGATAAAGTTAGAGAAAACGGAGGTGTTCAATGATAGAGTCAGTGGTCGCATTACTTCTTTTTTTAAAAGGTGATGTTGTAGAAATGACCTATAAAGAGAGAATGGATTTATGTCTCAAATCAAAGCGTTTAGCTGAAAGAGAAGTAAATCCAAATAATGTTAGATTTAGTTGTCAGCGAGTAAAAGCTGAAACTGAGATATATATGGGTGCAAAGAAAATAGTTAAAATAATTAGCATGAGTAAATAATGGAGTCTTTTATTCCAGTTAATACTATCATCGCATTTATATTATTATGTATTGTTATCTATGTGGGATTAAAGGATAACGATAAATGGTAAAGCACAAAAAACTTTTAGAAGAAAAACTTAAACAACAAGATACTAGCCTAAATAATTTTATGAAAGATAGAGGTTCAAGCGACCTCGAACTACAAATCAAGTTGCTACAAAAAGAAATAGATACACTTAAAACTATTATTGATATAAAAGATATTGAGATAGATAGTTTAAAAGAAGATATTGAGAATAAAAAGTGGCAAGACGAAATCGCTAATAATACTCCTAACTCTTCACAATTTGACAAGGTATGAGATATGAAATTTACATTGGTTGTTATTATGTGTTCTGCGATGCAGAGTTTTTGCTTACCCCCAGTTAATATCGAACAGATTTATGATGATGCTTATTCATGTTATACAGATGGTTATCAAAAGTCGTATAATAAGATTGTAGAAATAGGTAAGGAGGAAGTTAATAAACATCGTATATTTATAAAGTTTAATTGTTATGAAGTTGAAATTGACGAAACCTCAATACCAAGTCAGCAGTTCAAAAAAAAGGTTCAGAGTTCTTATATCAGGTAGAAGATTCGGTAAAACATTTTTAACCATTGTTGAGATGATGAAACAAGCATCTATTCCAAATCAAACAATATGGTATGTAGCACCAACTTTTAAAATGGCAAAAGAGATTTGCTGGAATGATTTGAAGAATATGCTTTATGAATATAACTGGGTTGAAGATATAAATGAGACTACACTTACAATCAGAATAAGAAAAACAAATAGCGTTATATCGTTAAAAGGTGCAGAGAACTTTGACAGCTTACGAGGAAGTGGTATTAATTTTTTGGTTCTTGATGAATTTGCAGATATAGACAAAAGAACATGGTTTGAAGTATTACGAGCATCTGTATCAGATACTGAGGGAAGAGTTCTGATGTGTGGAACGCCAAGAGGATTTGGTAATTGGTCGTATGAACAATATCTAAAAGGTAAAACTGATGAAGAATGGGAGTCTTTCCAATATACGACCTTAGATGGAGGCATGGTATCAAAAGAAGAATTAGAGCAAGCTAAACAGGATATAGATTTACGAACTTTTAGACAAGAGTTTGAGGGAACTTTTGAGAATTATGCTGGTGCTGTATATTACAACTTTCATCCTGTTGAGAGTGTAAAAGAACTTAAATTAGATTTATCCATACCTTTACATATAGGCATGGACTTCAATGTTGACCCAATGTCTTGCTGTGTAGCACATATTATCAAAGATAAAATTTTATTTGTCGATGAGATTATAATTTATTCTAGTAATACAGATGAAATGGTTGAAGAAATACGCAACAGATACGGCTCAAAAGCTAAAATATTTATTTACCCAGACCCAGCTTGCAAACAGAGAAAAACAAGTGCTGGAGGAAGAACAGATTTATCTATTCTTCAGAACGCTGGTTTCAATGTAAAAGTTAAAAACAAACACACACCAATTAGAGATAGAGTCAATAACGTAAATTCAAGATTAAAAGATTCATTAGGTCAAAGACATATTTTCATTGGAAAAAATTGTAAAATTCTTATAAAAGGTTTACAGAGACAAATTTATAAGGAAAATACCAACATCCCAGATAAGGAAGAGGGTTTTGACCATATGAACGATGCTCTAGGATATTTAGTAGATTATATTAAACCTTTGACTATTAAATCTCCAAGTAGTATTCCTCAAAGATGGGGTGTTAAACAAGGAAAAGATGGCATACAGCAAAGAACAGGCAACAGATACTCATAAAGATTACAAAGAAAATATTAATAATTATGAATATTTTATTAGAAGCTACAATGGCGGATATGACTATACTCTAGGTCAATATTTAAATAGATACAATCTTGAATTAGATAATGAGTTTAATCAAAGACTTGCAAACACACCATGCGATAATCATTGCAGAAACATCATACAAATATATTCATCTTTTTTATTTAGAGTAAAAGCAACAAGAGACTTTGGTTCAATGGCAGATGAACCTAGTTTAGAATCATTCTTAAAAGACGCAGACCTAGAGGGTAATAGTTTTAACGCTGTTATGAAACAGGCACAAAACTATGCTTCAATCTATGGTCATTGTTTTTTAGTTTTAGATAAACCAACAGTACAATTAAGAACAAGAGCAGACGAACTCAATCAAGATGTAAGACCTTACGTTTCAGTTATAACACCTGAGAACGTATTAGATTGGAATTTGAAAAGAGAAGTAAATGGAAAATATTATTTGGATTATCTTAAAGTAAGAGAAGAGGTTGATAAAGATGGTGGGGTATATTATCGAATGTGGTATCCTGACAGAATTGATACAGTATATCAGGAGGGAAATTCTGAACCATCGATAATAGATACTGCCGATAATCAAATCGGAAGAATACCAGCAGTTATTCTGTATAATGCAAAATCTCACAAAAGATTAATAGGCATTTCCGATTTGACCGATATTGCAGATTTACAAAAAGCTATCTACAATGAATACTCTGAAATCGAACAGCTTATTAGATTAACAAATCATCCATCGTTAGTCAAAACACCAAGCGTCAATGCTAGTGCTGGTGCTGGTGCAGTTATTGAAATGCCAGAAGAAATAGAACCAAATTTGAAACCATATTTATTACAACCATCAGGTCAAAACTTAAATGCAATTATGGAGTCGATTAGACACAAAGTAGAAGCAATCAATAGGATTGCACATACAGGTGCGGTAAGAACAACTAAACAACAAGTATCATCAGGTATAGCATTACAAACAGAGTTTGAATTATTAAATGCTAGACTATCTGAAAAAGCAGATAATTTAGAATTAGCAGAAGAACAATTATTTAGATGCTACGCAATGTTTCAAAATACAGAGTTTGATGGAGAAATAAATTATCCTGACTCATTCAATATAAGAGATTACGCAGTTGATTTACAATTCTTCTCAATGGCAAAAGCAATGAACTTACAATCACCTACATTTAACAAAGAAGTAGATAAAGAAATAGTAAGAGCAGTTATTGATGATGATGAGAAAATGACTCAATCATTTGAAGAAATAGATGGTCAAGCAGAGGTTGGTCAGTTTACACAAGACGAAGTACAAGAAGAAGATGTTGAAGATGAGTCAGTTTAATGGCAGACAAAGTAAAACAATTTACAATATATCGTATCAAGAATCTTGATAGAGCAGAGCAAGAATATTACCGAACATTACAAAGAACATTAGACAAAATAGAAAATGATGTAGTTAGACTTGCTGGCAGAGATTTACCAACTCAACAAGGCAAACTAATAGAATTACAAGCCGCCT